CTACAATCTCAGGTCTATAAGTTTTTAAGAAATCAACAATAACCCTGTGCTTCATACTTAAGGGTTGAACGTCACGGTCTTTAAAGGTGAGTCGGGCAATCTCCAATGCATTCATCCCAACCTCAATGTTATCAGTCATTAAGAACTCTTTTTGTTCTTTGTTCAAATGAATCTGTTCTACTTTCGGGGCAAGTGATGTATTTGCTTTTTTGTCTTGTTCGGCTAAGAATTTCCTAACTGCACGACCCTGTTTCGACCTCCCGTCAATATCCTCATCATTAAATACTTTGCGGGTAATGAACATTAAATCGGGGTTCTTTTTAAATAACTTAAGAATCTCCTCTTGCTGCTCCTCTGTTAAATCATATATCATTATAAATCCTCTTCTTTTATTAGCTTTGCTGCTATGTTATAAAACTTCTTCTTCAAGTTGTTTATTTGTTTGTATCTAGGTGTTTTTCTTTTACTTGTATCCCGCTTAAACCCAAACTTCTGAGCAACCTCTACTTCATCCATATGATCTATAAACAGAAGCTTATATATTTCTTTGTGCTTGTCACTTAACTCAGCCATAACCAAAACATGTATCTTGGCTGTTTTCGCATCATAGTCTAACTCGTCTTCATTTATTCTATCTTTAACCGATATTAAAGAATCCAGAGAGACTGGCATCTTTAAGTGAAACGCACTCTGCTTTTTGTTCTTCCATTTAGCGAAGTCATCACACTCTTCATCCTGTTCTTTACTCTTAGTGAAACTACACTCATCTCCACCTAAATAAAAAGAACACCGCAAACATGGTTTAGCGAAGTTCCCATAGTGGTTCCTTATCAGATTTTTTATCTGATTACTAATCAACATAGAAGCCCAAGGCTTAAATGCTCTTTTCTGGTCCCATAAATGCCACTTTTTATAGATATGAGTGCGGATTATTTGAGACACATCGTCATAATCCAACCAAGCTATGGAATTAAGCTGCCACTTGGTTCTATATCTACTTAAAAGCTCTTCTATCTCTGGAACAAGGTCTTCATACCTTTTATCCATCAATGTCTTGAATTCTAGATGAAGAACAATCAGCTTGACTCTGTTTAATCATAGCTTCACCATTCGGTAAATTCGGTGCTGGCCTAGGAGTCCTACTCCTATTAGCGTCTTCAGGAGTCGCAGATTTCCAAAGATCAGTTAAGGTTGTTTGTTGCGAGCTTGCTTCTGCTACAACATCTCTCTTCATTCTCTCCAAATCAAAGGAGCGAGAACCCTCTTCCTCATATTCAATTTCAGCGACAGCTTCTTTACGAGCTGGTGCAGGAGCAGATGCTCCAATCGGCGTACCACAGGCCGAACAAAACTTGGGTTTGGTCACCTCGTACACGTTTTTGTGACCGCAGGAAGAACAGAAAACTTTATTCATATGAAATTTTATTGATTTGGGGCTAATAATTCAATTTTTTCTACAAGATAACTGATAATTTTATCTCTTATCACATCTTCTTTTCCAAATTCTACACTATACACCCCTTTTTTGGAACTCGTCTTGTCCTCAAATAAAGACTTAAGCCTGTCAAACCCACTATTCCTAATGTCACTCTGCAAACTATCTCCACATATAAATAACTTACTCCCTCGACCTATCCTTGTAAGCACAGTAGTCAATTCTCTCACACTCATATTCTGAGCCTCATCCACAATAACCACCTTATCTCTCCAAGTACATCCGCGCAAAAAGTTTATCGGTTCCGCTTCCAATACTCTTTTGTTTTTTAATTGTTCCTTTTCAGGCTTATTTAATAACTCATCAATCTTATCAAGTAACGGAGCCATATATGGACCAAACTTATCATCCATGTCTCCTTTCAGAAAACCTATCCCCCTATCCGCACTCTCCACCACACTACGCAAATACAATATTTTTAAGCTTTTATCCGAATTATATAAATCCAAAGCACTATATACAGAAAGAAATGTCTTTGCTGTCCCCGCTGGACCCCCAACAAATACAATCCTTGTTTTATCATCAGTCATGATGTCATAGAATTCTTTTTGTTTCTTTGTCAATTCAATATGACCCAACAATAAGCTATTATCTTTTGCCATTTGTTTTTATTTATTACACACCAAAGCATGTAGTTTCATTTTATTATATGGCGCACCGACACTTTTTATATGTAAATTAACTTCTTTATAGTGTTCACCACCCCCCGCGCTGTGTGTGTCAAGCACAAAAGTCAAAAACTTTCAGAAAACCCCTCCCCTAAAAATAATGTCAGATAATACAAAAAAAAGCTTTTAATTGTCAGGCATCTGTGCTATACTATGCCCATGAAAGAAATTGCTACTTCCCTAGTCTCCGATCTTACATTCGTTGAAATCTCTGATACTCTTCGCCCTGATCAGTGGGCTGATTGGTATGTGGAATTCTCTTACAAAGGTAAAGACTACGAAGGCTCTTTACAGGCTGGAGTTCACAACGCAGAAGATTTCCACCACGATCTCATCGAATACGTCGAAGAAAAATAAATAGAAATAATAGCAAAGAAAGCTTGCACTACTCAAAAAAATAAAGTATACTACCCACATGACAGCAAACAAAGAACACCAGTCAGCAAACTACGACCGCACCGCGACATGGGATGATGGTCGCACAATCAACTACAACGAACACTTTGAGGTCGAGGGCTTCACTAAAGTGTCTTCTGTCTACCCTTCCGAAAGTTCTCTCGCTCGCAATAAAGAGCAGCGGGAAGCGTTAGGCGGTGGCAAGTCTTACGGATACCGCTACAAGTCTATGCAGAGGCAAGAGTGGTTTGTAGACTTCGACGCAAAAGCTTTCTGGGCTGACGAGTGCAGCTAAAAAAAAGAATAAAAAACCCTTGCACAGAATTAAAAAATAAACTATACTTCCACCATGACTGAGAAAGACACCAAGACCGATTACGACAGATTCATCAAGGAGCGTGACGCAGCAAACGAAATGCGTGGCGAGCTTTGCTTCATCACTGGACTGCTAAAGCTAGACAATCCCGAAGTCTCCGAAAGAATAGAGAAGGCTCTTAACAAGCACAAGCAAGAGAGAGATCAAGTCTGGGGATTCTAATCCCACTACCACTAACAACAAACACACTAACACTATGAACTTACACAATTTTAAATATCAGTCTCCAACGGGCAAGGCCATCTTGATTCTCACCTATCCCATTCTCTTCCCTCATCACATTGGGGAATGGATGCGCGAGAGAAAACTAAAGAGCATCATTCGCAAGGGCATTGCGGATGCATGCAAAGATCCGCAAAGCGTGACTGCGGAAATAGTGAACGAAGCGAGTTGGGAACTCCGCTCGATTTACGGCAAGTAAAACATTTGGGTGGCCAATGGTTTCGACGGGACGCAAGTCGCGGATGGGGGTTCGATCCCCCCGCCATCCACCAACAATCCGTCAAGTGAGTATAAACACGGTCAAGCGATCCGCAAGACGTTAAATAAGGAAGGGTCGTGGGTCTGGCATAGCCCTCGCAGAAATATGCCACCATTTTAAATCAGAACGGTGAGAGTGTCAAGCCTTTTAGGGTAAAAAAAATAAATAAAAACATTTAAATAAAAAACGCTCTAACTCACTGAGCGACAACGACTTAGCGCGAAGCTCCCCTCGCTGGCCCGTAACTCGTTGAGTATCAACGACTTACGAAGGTTTTTCCCATATCAAAACAAGCCATCGTGTCAACACTTTTAATCGAAAAAAAAAGGTTCTTTTTATGCAGAAAAAGCTTTTCCTTTGTGGGGTTTTCCTTTATACTTCCCACATGACCGCAACACAAGAAGCACTAGCAGCAATGGCAAAAGCAGAAGCAGCATGGGATGAAATGGTTAATAGAACCGTCGAGGTATCAGGCCAATTCGTAGAGGATTGCAAAGCGTTTCAGAAAGACCAACAGGAATGGTTCCTTGAAAATGTGCCTAATCAGCCAAGCCCAGACCCCAGATTCCTTGCCTAAAAAAAAATCACTTTAATACAAAAGAAAGCTTGCACCCAACCCAAATCTAGAGTATAATTGCCTCGTTATGAAAAACACCACTACCACTACCACCACCCGCTTCGATCACGCCCTCTATGGACTCAGCGACGAAGATCTCAAGACTAAGCTCACCAATCGCGTGGTGACTTACTTCAACACCGACGAGTCCTCCGTTAAGAATGACGGAGTGCGTCAGTTCGTGATCAAGTCTATCGACTACACTGGTCACGCCAAAGGCTCAGGTCGTCGCTACATCCAAGGCGAGGTCCAAGACCTCGACGACGGAGGCAAGACCAAGTTCCGCACCTTGCACGTTGCAGGGATCGAAAAGGTTAAGGGTCGCGTGGCGACCGCTTACCAGCTAGCCAAATCAGTTTTCTAATGGTGTGTGTGTCTACCCGTCAGTCTCTTCGGAGGCTGGCGGGTTTTTTTGTGTTTATATGTAAAAAGATCTTGCGTCTAATTGTTTTTTCGAGTATACTATCGGCATGGCAACAGTAACACAAACCCACTTGGCAGACTTAGCATATCAAGCAGGACTCCGAGGTCATGAGAGTATCACTTGTCCCCGTTCATACCTTGGCTGGGTAATCCCAGAAATGTTCGAAGATGGAGCGATGGCCTTCGGGATCTGGAGGCACTTCTGGGCAGAGGGTCAGCGGGTCGAGAGGGAAGCTTGCGCTCGCGATTACGATGACAGTCGATTGGATTACTAATCCGCACGACGCAAGGCTCCCGAAAGGGAGCTTTTTTTTTGAATTAAATTAATCTTTTGGGTTGACATCCGCGAGAAAACAGTTAATAAAAAAATCCTCCTAACTTACTGAGTATCAAGGAGTTACGGGCGGGGCGGGGTCGCTCGCTCGTAACTCGTTGAGTATCAAGGACTTACAACGTTTTTCTTTTTATAGTAAACAAAGAGAGAGTCAAGCCTAAAAATAAAAATAAATGCTGTCTGACAGATTAAAAAAAGATTAAAATACATGCAGAAAAAACTTTCCCTTTGTGCGGTTTTCCTTTATACTTTGCCCATGTCCGACACAGACCAAACCAGACTCCCCTTCTCTGCTGCTAAACTCTTGATCAAAATCTGTCGCCCTGCTGCCAGAGTCGAGGGAACTGAAGATGAACTTTATCCAGATGAATGGGCATTGCATTGCCAGCCTAGCGACTCCAGAGATCTTCTAACCAAATTGGGCCTGATCACTTGCTTTGCTTGGGTAAACACAAATCAATATCTTCCCACCGAAAAGGGATTGAGCCTTTACTTCGAAGGGTAAAAAACCTTTTAATCTCTGCATTTTTAAAGTAAAATATCCACATGACACAGCAACAAGAATACCAGAAAGAGCTTAAGTCTCAAGCTCGCAAGCTACTCTCTTATCGCTTCAATTCAGAATTCAAAGGAATTCCAGTTAAGCCAACTCGCAAGATGCTTTCTGTAAGTAACAAGATCGCCAAGCTCCTCATCAAATCCTCTAAGTAATCCCCCCAGTAAAATAGCTCTATAGTCTAACAAGTAAGACAATCTCCAAGACCTCTCGGTATACCGAAGTCACCGCAACCCCAATGGTTCGGGCGAGAAAGATAAAGGTGCAAGTCCTTTTAGAGCCGCAAATTTTCCAGACACAAACATTAATAAATAATTAGCTATGAAAGAAAACAATAAACCATTCGTGTTCGACTTTAAAACCCTTACTTGGATTCAACTCTAATAAATAAAATGAAAATACTCCTAATCATCACACTGTTTGCCTTGTCAGTTTACGTTTTTCAAGAGGCTGGCAAAGTGAACAATAAAGAAAAACAAGTGAAGGCTATCCCGATGAGTGTCGAGATTCAAAAGCAAGTTGCCCCCGAGATAATCAAATCATGGAACACACCTGTTCTTGTTAAGCCAAAGCGTTTTTATAAGAGAGATAAGAAAGAAGATCTCACTCCTGTCCTTGTTAGACCAAACAAATCCTATAAGGCACAAGAGGTTAAAAAAGAAATCTCTGCTTGGGATAAAATGTTTTCTAAAGTAAAACACTACGAGAGCTTTAAGTCTAAAGCGTATCGTTGCAGTGGCGGAGTCATGACTATCGGCTATGGCCATACCAAAAATGTTAGATGGGGCGACACTATCACAGAAGCAGAAGCAGAGAAACTGTTAGAAAAAGAATTACTTTTAGCTAAAAGTTATGTTTTGAGAATTGTAAAAGTTCCATTAACTGAAAACCAATTAGCAGCACTTACAAGTTTTACTTTTAACTGTGGACAGGGCTCTCTGCGTAAGTTAGTATGTGAAAAAAATAATAGGCTCAACAATGGAAACTATAAAAGCGTTGAGGTGGTCATGCCCAAATACAGAATGGCTGGCGGGAAAGTCCGAAAAGGCTTAGAGCTTCGGAGAGAATGGGAAGTTTCTCTGTGGAGCAATAAAAATTTACTTTACTAAAAAAAACTCTGTAAGTCGTTGAATATCAGTGAGTTAGCGGGCGGGGGCGGGCGGATCGCTCTAACTCGTTGAGTACCAGTGACTTAGGAGGTTTTTTAATTTTAGGTTTCTCTGTAACTCACTGAGTATCAGTGGGTTATGAGCCTATATATCCGGCCTTATATATTTGACTTATTTGTATTTAACCTTAATGACCTTTGCCGATTTGTAAAAAAATGTTTTTATATGTTGACGCTCTGCGAATTTTGTTCATACTCCCGCCATGACAGTTCAAAATCCTATTGTTGGTAACCTCCCTCCTATGAATGAAACCGACTTGCGTGATATGCTCGACGACGGGCCTCGTGCTGGCAACTTCAACCCTACG